TTTAGATGAGTTTGCACATATTCCATCAAATATCATTGAACCATACTATACGGCTGCGTTTCCGGTAACATCAGCCGTTCAAAATTCAAAGATTATTATAACATCTACTCCAAATGGTATGAATTTATTTCATAGATTATTAACAGATGCGGAAAGACCTGAGGGTGATCCACAAAAGAATAACTATAAAGCTATGAGGGTTTATTGGTATCAAGTACCTGGTAGATTTGTGACATATATTAGACTAAATGCTCATAAATTACATGAATACGGAGTTACCAAAGAAGATATATTTAAATTAATATCAGATACTTGGTCAGATGTTACAAAAGTAGAGATGAAGTATATCTTAGATAATATGAAAGATGTTATCTATGTTTATAATAATGACAAGTGTTCTGATGAGGATGTTAAATCTATGACATTCATTGATAAAAAAGGACATGAGGTACCAATAAGAGCCATCTCGGAGATGACTACTTGGAAAGAAGAAGCGGTAAAAGATATTGGTGGTGAAGATGCGTTCAATCAAGAATATGGTCTAAGATTTATTAACTCAAGTAAATCATTATTAAATGAAAGTATAATTGAGGAGTTGTTAAAGGGTAAGAGGAATTATGTATTTGAACCAATAACAGAATTTGACCAAAAGTTGAAATTTAGTTACGAAGGACTTAAATGGATAGATGATGATAATGTATTTTTACCTCTCAAAAGAAAAGAGTATAAGATTGTTATGTCAGTGGATATATCAGAAGGACTAGGCCAGGATTATTCTATTATAAATATATTCAGAGTATCTGAAAAGCCTATTGATTTAATTGAGGTTCAAAAGCCGTCATATAAGTCAATAACTGATTTCTTTAGATTAGAACAAATTGGATTATTTAGAAGTAATTTAATATCTGTTAAGCAGCTAGCTGAGTTACTTTATATGTTAGTTTTTGAATATCTTAATCCTGAGAATATTAAAGTTGTGGTAGAGTTAAATAACTATGGTAATACTCTTTTTGCTGAGTTACCACATGTATTTGATGGTAATAATGACTACGGGTCATCAGTATTTGTTAGATATAAACATAGAGCTGATTCAACTGAAGAGAAAGTTGGATTAAAAGTTGGAGAGAATAAGAATATGATGGTTAAAGATTATCAAGACCTTATGCAAAGTAGAGGATTTATAATATCCAACGAAGATAATATTAGAGAGATAACAACATTTGTTAAACACACTACATCAGCTGGTAATACTAGATATGCTGCAGATGTTGGACACGATGATACAGTTATGACTATTGTAAACTCAACATCAATATTCGCTAAAAATGAATTCAAAGAAATGGTTGAAGAGTGGGGTAATAATTTTTCAGATAAAGAATTTATGAATTATGTAAATCAGTGTTTGAAAAATTTAGACTTTGTTCAATCTGTAGACTACAGTCAAGTTTTAAGAATAAGAAAACAAAAAATGAACAAATATAAGAATACTGATAGTGGAATAAATTGGTTTGGTACTAATAAAAATTAAAAACCCTCAATTTGAGGGTTTTCTTTTAGTTATTTACTTCCATAGTAACTGATAATCCAGCACTTTGAAGTTTATTTTTCATTTCAGAGATTGTTTCAAGGTCACCATATTTAACATCACACTTACCGTTAAAGTGTACGATGTGAGCACATTGTGAAGCTTGCTCATTGTCATGTTTACATACTTTAATTAAACAAGTAATAACCCAATCGAATGAATTATGATCATCATTATGTAAAGTCAAACGGTAAGGCTTAGATAGTATTTGATCTGCCTTAGTCTTTGTTTGTTTTTTTGTAATTGTTGCCATATTTTTTTATCAATTTTTAGTATATATTATATTTATTTATTTTCAAATGTTTTAGTTTCCTTATTAACCACATCTACAATAGTAACATCAAATGGTTGTTCAGTTGCCCATTGTTCAAATTTAACAAGATGTTCCCGCCTATCATCATACATAATCATTTCAGCAGCTCCAACTTCCTTAATCAAAGTTTCAAATAATTTTGTTTTGAATCTAAATGTATCACCTCCAGTATTTAAATAGACACTATCAAAAGAAAGATTATTTTTAATTAAAATAGATTCTACTCTATTTCTCATATTAACTGCTTTATCTAATCTACCAGTAGCTAAGATAACATAAGCTTCATCATCAGCGATTGCTTCTAAATATTTTTTATAAACCCAGTCATTGACAGGTATATCAAATATATCAGTATCTAAACTTTCTTCTTTACCCCACCAACCTCTATATGGCCAAACAGTTCCGGTTTTTTCTAACCATATCTTTTCACCTTGTAAAGGTTCAGGTGTATGACACAGAGTACCATCAAAATCAAAACAAATTAGTTTTTTATACATTATATTTTATTATTTTAGAATTACAAATATATATATAATATACCGAAGTCGGATATTATTTTTTATATATACCTAAAAATTATCAAAATTTATGAAGTTTAACATTAAAAACACAATAATATTAGTATTATTAATTGTTGCGATATTCTTTGGATATAGATGGTTTATTGGTGGAGATAGTGCATCAAAAGAAAGAGTTAAGCAACTTGAAAAAGAATTTACTGAATTAGAGAATAAGAAAAAACTGGTTGATTTAGAAATAAACAAATGGAAATGTAAATTCGACACTCTTCAAAAAGAAGGAGATAGACTTAAACAAGAAAATATTAAATTAGAAGCTGAAACAAAGAAGGCAGAGACTGAGGCTAATAAATCTAAATCTAATTTAGATAAGTTGAGACATGAGATGGAAGAAACCAAACATAAAATTGAACAACTAGAGAAGAATCCTATAAAAAGAACAGGAGATGATCTTTTACAATCTTTAAAAAATAAAACTAAATAATATGAAAAGATTTTTAATATTTTTATTAACATTAGTAAGTATTAATGTTTATTCACAAATAGACTATCCAAGATATGAAGTAGATTCTCTTGGACAAAAAGTTATTGTTATGACCATTGAACAAGCACAATCTTTGGATAATAACTCAGAGATGTTATCATTATTTGAAAAGCTAAATAGTCAAATTGGTAGTTATGATTCAGTTTGTGTAAAAGTAATAAATGACAAAGATGTAGTTATATCTTCTCAAAAATTACAAATATCTAAATTAAAGGAATCTTTAAACAATAAAGATGAACAAATAACTGCTTTACAAAGTGAAATTAAACAACATGAAGTAAAAGAAAAGATTCTACAAGACCAAGTTGATAATAGACAAGAGGTTATTGGCGAAAAAGACAAACAAATTAAGAAAATGAAACTTAAAATGATACTAGGTGGTGGAGTAGGAGCAGCTATAATAGGTGGTCTTTTATTTGTTATTTTATTAGTACCATAAAGTGAAAAAAATGAGTTTTTAATCTTAATATATAAACTATAAAAAATAAATTGTAAAATGAAGCATATTAGAACATTTGAAAATTATCGTACTAAGAGTAAGAGAGAAGAGATTATTAAAGAGTCTGTTTTCCAGGTAAACGATATCTACAAGGTAAAAACTATGATTGATATTCCTCAATCTTTAATTAATGCTTATGTAAAAAAAGTGAAAGACACAACTGGTAAAAATTTACGTCAGTTTTTTGGTGATGTTGACATCGCTGAAGAAATTGTTAAGTATATAAATATGAACAACTTAGATGTTGAAAAAATCCCTGGTGGTGCATTAATGGGTGGTCAAGCACAAGCTCAATCAACTCAAGTACAACCGGAAGCTCAAACAGAAGCTCAACCTCAAGCTCAAACAGAAGTTCAACCTCAGGCACAAGTAGAAGCTCAACCTCAAGCTCAAGTTCAAACAGAAGCTCAACCTCAAGCACAAGCTCAAGGTGAAGAGTTTGAAGAACCTCAAGCACAAGCTCAAGAAGGAGCTCAAGAAGAAGAAGAGAAAGAAGAAACTGAAGAAGAAACTGAAGAAGGTGGTGAAGAATTACCAGCTTAATCTTAAATAATTATAAAATATTTAAAACCCATCAAATTTGATGGGTTTTTTATTTAATATATAGTTAATGAGATATTTAAAATTATTTGAAAGTTTTCAAGAGGTTGATAATCCACACGGTGGTGAGTTTAACTATGGTAAATTAACTGAATCAGATATTACCAAAGTTAAAGTCTTTATAGAAGACTTAAAAATATACACTAAAGAAAATAATATTAAATTAATTTTATCACCTGAAAAAGGAGTTCAATTTTCAGAAGGTGGTATACTATGTAATGGATACTTTGATGATATTACTAGCACTTTAGCTTGCGCTCTTGGAAAAGATGTATCACAATGGTTAGTTATATTACTACATGAATCTTGTCATATGGATCAATGGGTTGAAAAAGTCCCAGAATGGACTGAAAATGTTGGAATGGATAATATAGAAAAATGGTTAAATGGTGATGATAGTGTTAATATGAATAATATTGACAATGAAATTAGAACATCTATAATAGTTGAAGTAGATTGTGAAAAGAGAACTGTGGAAAAGATTAAAAAATATGGATTAGATTCAATTATAAATATTGATGAATATATTCAAAAGTCAAATGCTTATGTTCTGTTCTACTTATGGATGAGAAAGAATAGAAAATGGTATACTATTGGTAAAGAACCATATAATATACCAGATGTTGTTGATATTATGCCAAAAACATTTGATATAGATTACACAATCTTAGATTCCAATATTGAAAAAACATATGATGCTTATTTATAATGAAATATATTAAAACATTTGAAAGTTATAATAGTGAAACATTAATTATAGTTGATGTCCAGCGCTCTTTCAGAAAATACTTCTCTGAGATGTATCTTAATGAGTTAAATAAATATTGTGAAAAATTTAACATCGTTTATCAAGTATTCGATAATCATGTGGATGGTAAGAATGTAGATAAAGATTATCTCTATGAAGATGAGCCTGAAATTCCTATACATGATGACTTAT